TCCCAACGAGGCGATGCCTCCGCCGGATAGCAAAGACCGGCGGGAGTTCTTGAAGGAGGTTGCGGCCCAGCGTCGTGCTGAAGAGGCCGCCGCTGCTGAGCGCCGTCGTCGGGCTGCGTCTCGTGAGGCTACTTCGTCCGATGCGAAGTTGGAGCAGGCTGCTAAAGATAAGGAGCAAGCGATGAAAGATAAGCAGATGCGTGAGGCCGCTGAGCGTGCAAAGCGCCAACCGATGTTTAAGCGCGGTGGACGGGTCAAGAAGTACGCGGGCGGCGGTTCGGCTACTTTTACTGCGCGAGACAAACAAACTCCTGACTACTCTACTTTTGGAGCGATGTCTGTTACTGAGGATGGGGAACCAACTCATACCTACAAACTTGATAAAGATGGCAAGCCATACCGCTCAGGCTCTAGTCGGAGCACTTCAGATTCCCCTCGGGTAACTAGAATTACGGCACTTAATAAAGATGGCAAGCCACCCCGCAACGCGCTAAGTGGGCTTACTGATAAAGAGATTGATAAACTTTTTGAATCCGGTGATTTTCGTGTTGGTCCCGGCGGAGTACCCAAGAGACCTACTGAAGCCCAACTTGATGCCGTCCGCGAGAAGCGTGGCGGTTCGGTCAAGAAGTACGCTTCCGGCGGCTCCGTCTCCTCTGCGTCCAAGCGGGCTGATGGCTGTGCCGTCAAGGGCAAGACTAAGGGAAGATTCGTCTGATGATGCCGTCGCGTGGTATGGGTGCTATGTCTCCTAGCAAGATCCCCCGTGCCAAGCGTCGTGGGGACAACAAGCCCGTGATTGGCACGGGTGAGCCGATTCGTCATGCCGAGGGTGGCAAGGTGAAGAGCAAGGTCAATCAGGCCGGGAACTACACCAAGCCGGGTATGCGCGAGAGCCTCTTCAAGTCCATCAAGTCCCGTGCGGTGCAGGGTACTGGCGCAGGGCAATGGAGCGCCCGCAAGGCACAGTTGCTGGCGAAGCAGTATAAGGCCAAAGGCGGCGGGTATCGCGGATGAAGGCTCCTCAACAGTCCCTCAAGGCTTGGGGGCAGCAGAAATGGAGAACAAAGAGTGGTAAACGATCTTCTGACACGGGCGAAAGGTATCTTCCAGAGGCTGCGATTAAGGCTCTCTCGCCTTCGGAATATGCCCGTACCACCGCAGCCAAGCGTAAGGGTAAAGCCCAAGGCAAGCAGTTCGTCGCGCAGCCCAAAGGTGTTAAAGAAAAAGTGAAGCCGTACAGACGGCGAGGGATGTAAATGGCCGACAAAACTACAGCCACAACCGAGTTCAACCTTGATCTTAATACGATCATTGAGGAGGCTTTTGAGCGTTGTGGGGCTGAGTTGCGTACGGGCTATGACTTCCGTACCTCTAAGCGCAGCCTTGCCTTGTTGTTCATGGACTGGGCGAACCGGGGTATTAACCTTTGGACGCTTGAGACGGGTACGCAGACCCTAACCTACAACCAAGGCACGTATGACCTTCCTGTCGATACGGTTGACCTGCTTGACCATGTGATCCGCACAGGCACGGGAACAAATCAACAGGACATCAACATCTCGCGTATCTCCTCTTCGACCTACCTGTCCATCCCAAACAAGAACGCGACGGGTCGCCCCATCCAGATCTGGATCAATCGGCGTACTGGAGCCACGGGTGCTGATAACGTCATCGTGTACCCGCAGTACACGGTATGGCCGAAGCCTGATAACACGACCACTTGGACGCTCGTCTACACGCGCCTTGTGCGGATGTTTGATCCCGGTGTGGGTTCTAACGGTCAGGATATCCCGTTTCGGTTTATGCCCTGCTTGGTAGCGGGGTTAGCCTACATGCTCTCCATGAAGATTCCGGGTGCAGATGTCCGCACACAGATCCTGAAAGCCCAGTACGACGAGGCTTGGGACTTGGCGGCAGGGGAAGACCGGGAGAAGGCGGCAGTGCGGTTTGTGCCCCGCCAGAGTTTCTTGGGTGGCTACTAATGCCAAATCGGTTTGCAAGTGGCAAACATGCTATCGCGGAGTGCGACCGATGCGGTTTTCGGTACAAATTGCGACAATTGAAGAGCCTCGTTATCAAGACCAAGAACGTAAACATCTTGGTCTGCCCAGAGTGCTGGGAGCCTGATCAGCCGCAGTTGTCGCTGGGCCTCTACCCGGTGGATGACCCGCAGGCGCTTAGGAACCCAAGACCTGACCTGAGTTACTTTGAAGAAGGCAATAACGGCGCAGGCGGTAGTAGAATGATCCAGTGGGGCTGGAACCCGGTTGGCGGGGCGAGTTCCTACGATGTAGGGTTGACCCCTAATACGCTCGCTCCGGCGGGTGAAGTAGGGACTGTAACGGTCGTAACGACCTAGGAGATTTGAAATGGCTATGACTTTGAAGGAACACGCTAAACTTCCGGCGAACAAGGCTCACGGCAAGAACGCTAAGGGCTTTCGTGCGGGTGGCAAGACCAACACCGACATGAAGAAGTACGGTCGTGGTATGGCGAAGGTGATGAACCAGCGCAGCCCGATGCGTGGCTCCAGCGGCCCGAGGTAAGCCTTATGAACAACATGAACAAGATCAAGCCGAACACTGACTCGACGGGTCGCAATGGCTACCCTGAGAAGGATGTGAACAAGGGCGTCACCCACATGAAGATGAAGGGTGCTGGTGCTGCGACGAAGGGCACTAAGTTTGTCTCGCAGATCAACCTTGAAACCAACATGAAGTACAGGTCGGGCTGGTCGCCGTGAACTATTCGGCATTGGTGACGTTGATCCAAGATTACTGTGAGAGCACAGAGTCTTCGTTCGTCTCCAATATCCCAACGTTCGTACAGTTGGCTGAAGAGCGAATCTATAACTCCGTTCAGATTCCTGCTATTCGCAAGAACGTGACCGGGACGATGACTATTAACTTACAGTACTTTCAGTTGCCTTCGGACTGGCTCTCAACGTTCTCGTTAGCGGTGATTGACCCTACTACGGGCGATTACGAGTATCTGCTCAACAAGGATGTGAATTTCATCCGCGCTTCGTACCCGCCGCCTAACTCGTACGGCAAGCCTAAATACTACGCTATTTGGAACAACGCTAGCATGATTCTTGGGCCAACCCCGGATCTTGCGTACACGGCTGAACTGCACTACTACTATTACCCGGCTTCAATCGTGACGGCAGGTACGTCATGGGTCGGGGATAATTTTGAGACTGTGCTTCTCTACGGTTCACTCCGTGAGGCTTACACCTATCTCAAGGGCGAAGCCGACATGATGCAGTACTACGACCAGAAGTATCAGGAAGCCGTTGCTCAATTGAAGCGTCTGGGCGATGGTCTGGATCGTCAGGATGCATATCGTTCTGGTCAGGTTCGGGTACAGGTGACTTGATGGACGGACACATGGAACTTGGGCATGTGTTTGTCCAGACCACGAGCAACCGGGGGTATACCCCGGAAGAGATTGCTGAACGGGCTACCACCCGCATTCTTCGTGTACAAACGGAGAAAGAACTAAACCGGGTACTTGTGAAGTACCTGCAAGAAGCGCAAGAGTCTGAACGGATGAATGCGCGTCGTGTTCTTATTGAAAACGGATTCAGTGATGCTGCAAAGCATCTAGGAGATTGAGATGGCTATTTCTCAGGCAATGGTGACATCGTTCAAGGTCGAGATTCTGGACGGTATCCACAACTTCGGAACCGGTGTGATTCGGGCTTCGACGGCTGCGGATGTCTTCAAGATTGCGCTATATACGTCCTCCGCTACGCTCGATGCTTCAACTACGGCGTATACCACTTCAAACGAAGTGTCTTCGTCCGGTACGAACTACGTAGCAGGTGGCAAGACGCTGACGATCTCGCAGGCTCCGACTTTTACGAGTACGACTGCTTGGCTCGACTTCGACGACATCACTTGGGACAGCGCCACGCTGACTTCCAACGGTGCGTTGATCTACAACGCGACCCAAGGCAACAAGGCTGTGGCAGTTCTGGCGTTCGGCGGGGATAAAACCTCGACGGCAGGTAACTTCACCATCCAGTTCCCGGCTGCGACTTCGACGACCGCGATCCTTCGTATCGCCTAATTAAGTTAGGCAAAGGACCGTGGCAGGCGTCATAGTCGCCTTCGACGGTTGGAACGCCTCTGGCGTAGGCTGGGGCGAACAAGGCTGGGGCGAAGGTGTTGGTAATCTTACCGCGACAGGTTTTGTCGGCACGGTAAGCGTTGCTGCGTCTGCGATTGCCGTAGTTACAGGGGTTGAGGCTACAGGCCAGACCGGTACGGTTCTTGTCTTTGCGGCG